AGGTGAATGCCTTCGCGGATATCTGCAAATGCTGCAGGTACAACCTGTATCATTTTACAGCCGCACTGTTCGTACATGCCATTGCTGCCCTGGAAGGGAGGTTCTCCGGTCCACGTTGTGGCGGTCATTTTTTGGTCCGTGTCTACAGGGACACGTAGTGTTAGATAGTCCATAATTATCCTTTCTTTGTTGTTAATATGGGATCATCTCATATTCACATTAACGTGTCAAATATTATTTTGGGCACTTGCGCCCCGGCCAGCTTGTACGCTTACCCACTAAATAAAATAGGCCCGGTCGTCGCGTTTCAATGTTTCCTGGATCCGGGCCCGTGTGCCTGGGCTAGTTACCTATATCTCCCAGGCCCGCGAAAGAATAAGTGAGGCTAGTCAGCATGCGTGCATTATCCCTTAGACCGGCCCTAGCTATCTCTCACCTATCTTTCTGTCCGCATATCTACGGAGTAATATTAATATGGGATTTTATTTGACAATTACAAGTAGAGATGATAAAAAAAACAAATCAATTAGAAAGGATAATTATATGACACAATTAGAAATGCCACTTGACGAGGCAATAGAGAGTGAATCAATGATAGAGCAATTAAAAAAAGCTGACCATTTTTATATCGTTCACTATTGCAAAAAAAGAGACCAAATAGAAGAACGCAGATGTTATTGGGATGATAAGTCTAAGATATGGGAAACCAATCAAGGCAAAGTTGCGATTACTTGCGTTGCTATGGATAACGAGGAACATACTATTGATGGATATAGAACATTCACAAATATATTCCAAGTTGTTGGAAGAAAAGCAATAAGAGGAAGTGAGGCAATGCAATGAAAATGTATTGTAAAAACTGTGGTAAGAAATTCTACCCAACTGATAATGGTTGGGTAGGATATCCTCAAGGATATTGGCGCAGTAGGGTTCCAGCTGAGCATAGAGTGTTTCACTCGCGAGGTTGCTGGGAAGATTGGACTAGCAAAAATATAGACATATATACAAATTGGTTGCGTTCACTCCCAGATTATGATATAAATTCAGATAATGACGAAACCATAAATCAATAGAAAGGATAATTATTATGGCTAGAATAAGAATGAATGACGACTACCGAAAGAAGATACTTAACAAGTATATCGAAAGTGCAGAATTAGAAAGCACTTATGAGAAAGAGGCATACCTCGACTTACGAGAGAAAGTTAAGATGACTTACGAAACAACACACGAATTGGCTAGACAAGTTGTTGAAAGAGCATACCCAACAGTTGATGTTGAGTTATGCCAAGACTTAAAGAGAAGATATGGCAGACCACTTGATGTAGTGGCACAAGATAAATGCTTTTATTTCTCTAGTGCAACAGACGAGGATAGCCATGATGACGAGTGTTCAGAACATATAGACTTTGGTTTATATGGAGCAACCAATCAATCAAACTATAACAATGATAGTGGCAGACAATTTGCATACGCATACTTTAGAGATGAATTAAAAGCTAAAGGGTGTAATGCAGATATATTTCCACAACAAAAGAATAACCAAGACAATCCTCACAAACACCAACACATTGAGGCGAATGATAAAGAGTTAGGTTATTCTAATTATAGTTCTTATAGTTCTGACAATGATAGAAACATTGGGCTTTGCAAAGAGTTCGATAATCAATGGTATTTAGATATCATTGGTACGAGCCATTGTAGGTCTAGGACTATTGCTTGTACTGTTATGGAGTTCGACCAATTTAGACAGTTCAAACAAATGAAAGCACAGTTGAGTTCGGCTCACGAAACTTGGATAGATACGATAGAAGAACAGAAGAAAGCTATGATGACAGGACTGAAAGCTTATCGTTATCTTGACGAGGGAGTTGAGTTGATGAATGAGTTAGGTGTTGTGTGTGATGAGAGTGATTTAATCACAGTCAATAGCACAGGACTATCTATATATAATCCAACTAACTTGGCTAGTATGGTTAAAGGCATGAAGAATAAAACCATGACTAGAGAACAGAAGATTGCAGAACGACAGAAGTATGACCAAGACAATGTCGTTGTTATTGCTGACGCAATAAACACTATGCAATAGTGAGTATGGGGAGTATCGTAGTTATGCGTGTAAAACTCCCCATGCCACTTTTATGGCTCGGACATTGTAGGCTAAAAGCGTACGTATGCAATGACGGGCCGCCTTCACTTGCGACCCCGCTCAAAAGTAGGACCCAAAACACAGAACGCGTGAGCACTAACCGGACCCCACCCCACCCAGCTTGCGCATATACAGGGGTCCCAATATCAGCACTATATGTTTGATCTACAAATAGATATGTGCTAAATTCGTTTTCACTTTAAAAAACAAGAAAGTGCAAAAATTTTATAAAAATTTTTTTCAAATGCTAACACCGGAACAAATAGAAAACCTACCACCCGATACTAAAAAAGAATATCTAAAGACAGCACTACTTCTTAATCAAAGAAAAAAAGACCAGGCTGTAAGAGATGACTTTCTTGCATTTGTAAAATACATGTGGCCTGAATTTATAGAAGGCGAACACCATAAAATTATGGCAGAAAAATTTAATCGCGTCGCAAGCGGCGAGCTCAAACGATTAATTATTAACATGGCACCTAGACATACAAAGTCTGAGTTTGCGTCAAACTATTTACCTGCTTGGATGATAGGTAACAACCCAACTCTTAAAATTATTCAAGCAACAAACAACGCTGAACTTGCAGTTCGTTTTGGACGTAAAGCAAAAACACTTATTGATACTGAAGATTACCAAACTATTTTTGACACAAGACTACGAGAAGACTCTCAAGCCGCTGGTAAATGGGAAACATCGCAAGGTGGTGAATATTATGCAGCTGGTGTCGGCGGAAGTATCACGGGCCGTGGTGCGGACTTATTGATTATTGATGATCCACATTCGGAACAAGACGCAATGAACCCCGCATCGTACGATCGTGTGTACGAATGGTACACTTCAGGACCTAGACAGCGTTTACAACCTGGAGGACGTATCATTGTTGTTATGACAAGATGGTCTGTAGCTGATTTAACAGGCAAATTGCAGAAAGCGCAGAAGGAACCAAAGGCAGATCAGTGGGAAGTGATCGAATTTCCTGCAATTTTACCTTCTGGTAACCCGGTTTGGCCTGGATATTGGAAAATTGAGGAACTTGAAGCTGTAAAAGCGTCAGTTTCGACTCTAAAATGGAATGCACAGTACCAACAAAGCCCAACTTCGGCCGAAGGAAGCATAATTAAGCGTGATTGGTGGAAAAAATGGCCAAAAGACGAGCTACCACCCATCCAACATGTCATTCAGAGCTATGATACGGCGTTTATGAAGAAAGAAACAGCCGATTTTAGTGCAATAAGCACGTGGGGTGTCTTTGAACTCGAGGACGGTGGACCGCGGCTTATGTTATTGGATGTTTTGAAGGATAGATACGAGTTTCCAGAGCTTAGAAAGAAAGCAAAAGAACAATACGACTATTGGAAACCAGAAACAGTTATTATTGAGGCAAAGGCATCAGGTTTACCGTTGACATACGAATTACGCAAAATGGGTATACCAGTTATTAACTTTACACCTAGTAAGGGAAATGATAAACATACTAGAGTGAATTCTGTTGCTCCGATGTTTGAAGCAGGAATGGTTTGGTACCCGGATCGCAAATTCGCTGATGAAATGATTGAGGAGTGCGCTGCATTCCCACTAGGCGAACATGATGACTTAGTGGATAGTATGACTCAAGCATTAATGAGATTTAGACAAGGTGGTTTCGTAGAACACCCCGACGATTACGAGGATGAGGAACTTCCTGAGCGTAGGAGAACGTATTACTAATGGCAAGCAAAGTTTTAAAAGGTTTAGCGGCTCTTTTTGGAAAGAGGTCGTCAAATCCCGCTGCAAAAGAAGTTGTAGACACAGCTCCTAGTGAAATACAAAAAGTTTTTCAAAAAAACTTAATTGATGAGTTTGGAGAAGAAGAAGTTAAAGAAAGTCTTCGAATACTTACCGATAAAAGAAACACACCAGAAGTAGAAAAATTATTTTATAGAGAAAACGAAAGTTTAGAAGATGAGTTAGTAAATCTTTTAGAAGGACGTTACATGAGCAGTGAAAGACTGCAATCACACCCACTTAACTTTAATAGACGTGGCGCGGGAGCCTCGGAACGTTATTTAAAAATAAATGACAGCGGAACGCGACTCACGGATTTACCAGGTGGGCCAGGAGATAAAGCTTTATACCAAGAGTATTATGGCAACATGGCTAACTCTACAAGATCAAGCGGCAAGGGTCCTTATAAAGGACCGCCAGGTGTTCTTGATGAAATGTCGATAGCAGACAAAGGAAAAACAATCGACGGTAAAGTAATACAAGATAGTCTTTACGATAAAAGTTTAGCGGAGGTACCTGTTATAGAAAGGATGATGAAAGAGACAGGTAAAACAGAAACAGAAATTAGAGAAGCTATAGTTGAGTTGGCAAATGAGGGTTACGAAATGGGCAGTCCAAAACGTATGGACATATACGATGATGATATGTTGAGAGCTTTTGTAGACAACAAAAGAATGAACCAAGTAGATTACGAAGACTTTGTAACTGACATTATGGAAAGATTAGATATTCCACCAGAAACTAAAATTCTAGGCAAGCCAACAGGAAGCGCTTCACAAATTGTAGAAGAATTAAAAAAAGCAGGCGTCATGACAGAAGACGGTGGTTTTACAAACAAAGCATTTGAACCAATGGGACGAAGTTTAATAAACAAAGCAGAAGAAACAGACGACACACTACGTGGTTTAGGAGAAATGACTTCTAGAACTAGAGCAATGGCAGAGATACAAGCAGCAGAACAAGAACAGATAGGAGAAGCCATGAACGCTTTTAGTAGGTTAATTGATGATGGTGAAGACCCTATGGAAGCAACTAGATTTCTAAAAGACGCTTTAAAAAGAACAACCACAAAACAAAAAGACGGTGGCCGTATACATGCAGCGTTTGGTAAGTTTCTTGGTGAAGGTATTATGCAAGCAACTAAACTTGCAAAAAGAGGAATGAAGCCTTTTGGTCAAAGACAAACCTATAAACAAAAAGTTGATGTAAGAGGTGTGTCTAATGATCAGTTTAATAAAATATTAGAAGAGCAACTTAAATTAGTTCCTGACGAAGTTTACGACGAACCAACTGGCAAAGGTCTTCACAGAAGTTTAATAGAAGCAGAGGCCATAATAACAGGACAGAAACTTGGTTTATTAAACCCAGACCAAAGAAGAAGAATAGCTGAAAGCATGACAGAAAAAGTTTCTAAACAAATCTACGACAATCCTGTTGCTGGTTTAAGTAATGACTATCTAGAATACATGGATGATGCTGTAGGAAGAATGAACGATATTTTAGAGATAGATAGACTAGGTGGTGACATGACACCAAAACCAATTTTTGATGGTAACGAAATGATTGGAGCTCAAGTAGATTTTCGTCAATTAGATAAACTAGGAGAACAAGGAAAAGACAATATCATTCCGTTTAATCCAAGAGAGAAAAAATTTAAAGGTGGTTTGCTAGGTCTTTTAAAAAGAGTAAACCCACAACTAGAAAAAGAAATGGGAAAACCTAAAGGACCTTTCTCAACAGGACATAGATCTGATCACGTAGCAGATATGGAACAGATTAAAAACGTATCCAGGACCACAGACAATTTAGATGATTTTGCTGATATGGAGCAAATGATTATGGACTCTCCAAGATATAACGAAGCTGCTCGCGGTGCGATGTTACAGTTAATAGATTATGAAAAGTACAGAGCCCTTTTATTAGATGATAACGCAAAACTAGAAAGAATGTATGCTGTTGATCCAGAAGGGGCCGAAGCTTTTGTAAGAATGCTTTATAGACGAGATGGATCTTCAAGTTCTGAGTTTGCAACTGGCGGTATTGTTAATACACTTCAAAGTAATGATCCGTTTGCTCTTGACCCTGCATTAGCTAGACAAGGAATGCAAACTCTTAGAAACAATCCAAACTATAATCTAAATGACAGCAACGCGATGGCCCAAGCAAGACAAACAGCAAATCAAAACCAAAGTATGGCGCAAGCCCCTGCAACAATGGGTCAGATACCACAAAACGAAGAAATGAATTCATTTTTACAAACACCAACAGGAAGTGGTTTTATGAATTTGAACAAACAAATAGACAAGACGAGTAGAGGATTGGGTCAACAGATTCAACAAAACAGAGAAGGTATTGAAGAAATTTATAAAGAACTAAACCCTACAGGAGGATCTAGTGTTAGCGGTCAAAATGTGTTAGGTAACATGGCGGGTGTAGGAAACTTATTTGGAACAAGGAGCTCATATGGCAATTGATAAAAAGATGCCTGATCAAGGCGTAGATGAATTGAAAGATTCTAAAACGGTCTATGATGAGGAAATAGAACTAGAAGCAGAAGACCCACAAGAATCAAACGTGCAAATGTTTGAAGACGGGGGAGCTGTTGTAAACTTTGGTGAACCTATGCAAGAACAAGCTATGGCCGGACACCAAGAAAACTTAGCAGAGCTTTTAGAAGACAATGTTCTGAATGAAGTATCAAACGATGTTTTAGAAGCGTACGAAGACTGTAAATCTTCAAGAAGTGATTGGGAACAAACTTACGTAAACGGTTTAGACTTACTTGGTTTTAAATACGAAGACAGAAGTGAACCTTTCCAAGGATCAAGTGGGGCTACCCACCCTGTTCTTGCAGAAGCGGTAACACAGTTCCAGGCACTAGCTTATAAAGAACTTATGCCTGCAGGTGGACCTGTAAGAACACAAATAATGGGTTTAGAAACTCCTGAAAAAGTAAAACAGTCTCAACGTGTAAAAGAATTCATGAATTATCAACTTATGATAAACATGAAAGAGTATGAGCCTGAGTTTGATCAAATGTTATTTAATTTACCTTTATCAGGTTCTACATTTAAAAAAGTTTATTACGATGAGCTTTTAGGAAGATGTGTGTCTAAGTTTGTACCTGCAGAAGATCTATATGTTCCATATACCTCTACAAGTTTAGATGATACAGAAACAATTATTCATAAAATAAAAATGACAAAAAACGATGTCATTATGAAACAATTAGCAGGTGTTTACGCTGATGTAGAATTAGGAGACAATTCTTCTTATTCAGAAAGCGACATTGATGCAAAGAAAGATGAACTATCAGGAGTTGATCCAGATAAAAATGAAATATTTACAATACTAGAAGCACACATGCATCTAGAGATAGAAGGTTTTGCTGATGTAGATCCACAAACAGGTGAGTCTACAGGCGTTAAGTTTCCTTACATAGTTACCTTGGACGAGGGTACAGGAAAAATCTTAAGCGTTAAAAGAAACTGGGATGAACAAGACCAGACTAAAAAACGTAAAGATTATTTCGTTCACTTTAAATTTCTACCAGGACTCGGGTTTTATGGGTTCGGCTTAATTCACATGATCGGCGGATTATCTAGAACTGCAACAGCAGCTCTACGACAACTATTAGACGCCGGCACCTTGTCAAATTTACCAGCCGGATTTAAGATGCGAGGCATCAGGGTCAGAGACGAAGCTCAACCGTTGCAGCCGGGCGAGTTCCGTGACGTTGATGCACCTGGTGGAAACCTTAAAGATGCTTTTATGCCGTTACCTTTTAAAGGTCCTGACGGCACGTTATTACAGTTGATGGGTGTGGTAGTAAGCGCTGGTCAACGTTTCGCGAGCATTGCTGATTTACAAGTTGGTGATGGTAACCAATCAGCAGCCGTGGGTACTACAGTTGCGCTATTGGAACGTGGATCGCGGGTCATGTCTGCTATTCACAAAAGAATTTACGCAGCGATGAAATGTGAGTTTATGTTACTCGAAGAATGTTTTGTAACTTATCTACCACCTATATATCCTTATGATGTTGTTGGTGGACAGAACCAAATATACAAAAACGATTTTGATAAAAAAGTAGACATCATTCCAGTTGCTGATCCAAACATTTTTTCACAAACACAGCGTATAGCAATTGCACAAAGTGAATTACAGATTGCAATGTCAAATCCACAAATGCATAACGTCTATCATGCATACAGACATATGTATGAAGCGTTAGGTGTAAAAGATATCGATCAAGTTTTACCACCACCTCCAGCACCAAGAGCAATGGATCCTGGAACAGAAAACGTGTTAGCTTTGAATGGTAAAAAAATACAAGCATTCCCAAAACAAGATCACCAAGCACACATGAGAGCACACTTAAACTTTATGGGTACAGCGGTTGTAAGAAACAATCCAAAAGCATTAGGTATTTTACAACAGAACTGTATGGAACATATAGTTTTGATGGCTCAAGAACAAACAGAAATAGAATTTAAACAAGAGATGGAACAAATGAAACAGGTACAACAAGCAATCGCTCCTGTTCTGCAACAACAACAAGCTAACCCACAAATGCAGATTCCACCACAAGTACAACAAGCTCAAGAACAAGCGGCAGAGTTACAAGTACAAATAGAAGGACGTAAAGCAGGTTTGATAGCTGAGTTTATGGATGACTATGCAAAAGCAGAAAAAGAAGTTCTAAACCAAATTGAGAATGATCCATTATTAAAATTAAAAGATAGAGAACTAGATATAAAAGCTAGAGAGGATCAAATACAACAAGAACAAGCAGAAGAAAAATTAAATTTAGAACGAGCTAAGATGCTACAAGCTAAAGAGATAGCAGAAGATAAACTTGATCAAAATGATGAGCATGCAAAACTTAGAGCATCAGTTTCTTTAGCTAAAGATGGTATAAAACAAATGCAAGCTACAATTAAGGAAGGCTAATGAGTATATTTGCTGATAATGTAACGATGCCAACTTTCGACATGACTTCTTATGGAGGAGACTGGAGAAGTAAAGCACGTGCAAATATTCAAGCAAGAGAAAACGCAATGCTAAATGCACAGGCTCTTCAGGAATCTAATCAAAGTAAAATAGATACCGGCATGGGTCAGCTAGCTGAATTTTTTAATCCTAAAGAAGATACAAACTCTGATATTGAGAATCTACTAAATGTATTATCATTAACAAACCAAGGAGCTGATCCAACAACAGTGGCTGCTGTTAATGCTGCTCAAGAACAAACTGAGGAAGAGGAAGAAAATAAAAGTGCTCTTAAAAAAGGGGCTGAATTATTTTTTGCTGATGATGAAGGTAGTTTTACAAGTGATGAAGCTGTAGGACAAAATATTTTACAGTATCCAGCAGTGGGTGCAGCAACAGCTTTAACTTATGATGCAGCTAGAAGAAAAATGTCTCCTATTAGTGGTTTGCCTAAAGATAAAAAAGCAGCTAAAGAAGCAATAAAAAAACTAGCAAAAACCAAAGAAGGAAAAGGGTTTTTAAAAATATTAGCTAGAAGAGCTCCTGGTATGTTAGCAAGAAGAGGGGCTTTGGCAGCAACTGGAATAGGTCTTATACCCGCACTAGCAAGTTTAATACCAGAGGTTGCATATTATGCGGCAGAGGTGTATGCTCCAGATACAACTAAAAAAGTTGAGGAAGCAGTGGGAGGCACATTGAAAAACATAGGCGGTGGCATCATGGACATGTTCCGTGGTGACGATAATTTTCAGATAGGACAAAACACCAACAAGGCGTACGGCGGTCGTGTGCACAAAGCTTTGGGTGGTATCATGGGGGGCATAGGAAATATTCATAATCAAATATACACTCCACCCGCTACACCTGTTGCTTACAATCCTTTTATGACTTCTTCTTACGGTCAAAATTATTACAGTCAATTTTCTGATCCAAATTACAGTTCTTCATCACCAGTTTTTGGCAACCAACCCGTAACCTTTATGCAAAGTGGTGTTCCAACAGGAACAACTGCTTCTGATCCAGGTAATGTTGCATTAGCTGCGACACCGTCTGCTCCAATTATTCCACCATCAGTGCAACCACAACAGCGTGGTGGAAACAGACCAGAGCCGACAACAATAGATTCTTTTGGTAATACTGTTCCAGCAAGTGGAACAGCTTATGGTATTGATGAAAATGGACAGTTAGTTGCTTCTTATGTTCCTAGTCACACAACAATGATTTCAGTAGGTGATCCAGCACCAGCACCATTACAAGCAGCTTACGATATGTATCAAATGATACCATCAGCAACTAGACTTGCTACAAGTTTTTTAGGTGATTTGTTTGGTGGTGAACAATCAGAATCAGCAGAAGCAGCACAGGCAGCAGCCGCTGCAGTATCATCAGGAAACCATCCTGCCACAAGAGGATTAACTCAAAATGCAATGTCAGGAACTGCGTCTCCATCAGTTGCTGGATCGTTTACATCAGGACCTGTAAGTCCAGGTCAATCAATGGCTATGGTTGGTAATACAAGTTTAGCTGGCATGAGCCCAGCACAAGCACAACAAGCAACAGCACAAGGTTTCTCTACCGGATATGGTCCGGGTCAAGTTGATCCTGGTTTAGCTAGAGCTATTTCAGGAACTCCATCAGTTTCTACAAATGCTTCAACAGTTGCAGCTCAAATGAATTCTAATGTTTCTCCTGGTCAATCAATGGCAATGGTAGGAGATACAAGCTTAGCGGGAATGACTCAACAAGCTGCAAACGTAGCAGTTCAAAACCATCCTGCTACAAGAGGTTTAACTCAAAACGCAATGTCAGGACCTTCAAGTTCTGGAAGTACTTCACCAGGCCCAAGTACACCAGGTCAAGGTAGATCACCTAGAGGTCCAGTAGGATACGGAGCTCCAGGAAACTTTGGAGCAGCAAATGCAGCAGCTCAAGCTAGTGGCTTTGCTGGAGCGGTTGGTAACACTAATCCAAACACAGGTGTTAGAAGTGCAGTAACCGACAGAAATGGTAATCCAATAGGTTTTGGTAGATCTACTCCTAGTTCATCACCTGCAGCTAGTACATCTACTCAAGGTAGATCAAGACACAGCAGAAGCAGTACTAGTAGTTCATCATCTAGTCCTAGCTCATCTACTCAAGGTAGATCAAGACACAGCAGAAGTAGTTCTAGTTCTTCATCTAGTTCATCAGCTAGTTCATCTAGTCAAGGTAGATCAAGAAGAGGAGGACGTAGAGGCGGACGTAGAGGCGGAGGCGGCGGAGGCGGCGGTAGCGGCGGCGGCGGCGGTAGCGGCGGATGTTTCGTTAAAGGAACTATGATCCAAATGTTAGACGGAACAGAAAAAGAAATTACAACAATTAAAGTTGGAGAAGAAACTAGAGGCGGAACTGTACAAGCTAAAATGGAATTCGAACCACAAACAATTTACAACTACATGGGTGTAGAAGTTTCTGGATCACATTGGGTAATTGAAGACAATCAGTTTGTTGCAGTAGAAGATAGTAAACGTGGAATAAGAACAGATAAGATAGAACCTGTACATACATTTAAAACTTCTGATAATAGAATATGGATTAAAGATATTGAGTTTGGTGATTTTGAAACAGGTAGTGACGCTCATTGGGAACCTCATTTTGAAATGGTAAGACAAAAACTTAATAAAGAGTTGAATGAAAAAAGACGCTAAAATTAGCAAAGTAATGCGTGAATATAAATCAGGCAAACTTAAATCTGGTAAATCAAATAAAAAAGTGGTAAATAAAAAGCAAGCCATAGCTATCGCTCTCAGCGAAGCAGGCGTAAAAAAGAAAAAGAGGAGACGGAAATGATCGAATCAATAAAAGCAAAAATTATGCACTACTGGACAGACCATAAGAAGGTCACTATCATTGTTGGTGCAGTAATTGTAGTTCTAATACTAGCAATCATCACATAATCATATGATACTTGACGTAGTCAAACTAGCAATAGGCGCTGGCACACATATAATGAAAAACAGACAGCAGCGTAAAATGCTCGAGTCAGATGCAGCAATGTTGCATGCACAGAAAATGGCTAACGGCGAAGTCGAGTATCAAGCAGCTGTAAGACAGTCAAATGACAAAGGATGGAAAGACGAGTTCGTTTTGATCCTCGTAAGTGCCCCAGTGATTTTATTGATATGGAGTGTATTTAGTGATGATCCGCAGATACAAGAGAAATTGCACATGTTCTTTGAACAGTTTAATAATCTCCCTTTCTGGTACCAGACGCTGTTTGTCGGCGTGGTCGCTAGTATATACGGACTCAAGGGCGCAGATATTTTCAAGAAAAAATAGTTTGACTTAAATTTACATTGGGGGAAATTATGGGGGGTGAAGATAAACCTCAGAACCCACTTGATGTGTTCTGGGAACAATTAGGAGATAAAAAGAAAAAATATGTCAGAAGCTACAGATCCGATAAACGTAATATACAAACTAAAAAAGAGCATGCAGTCACAGATGGACGCCCTAGTACAAACACTCGCAAACGGCGGAGTTGACAGTATGGAAGAATATAAGTATATATTAGGTAAGATCCACGCAGTGGACGCAACAAATCAGGAACTCTCTAACCTGCTAGAACCAAAGGAGCCAAAACCAGATGACCCAAACAACGTCACACGCATTAGAAGATAAATATAACGCTGAAGAAGATGCAAAAAAGATAGCACAACACGAGGCGGAAAAAGAACCCACAAAAACAAATTTAAATAAACTACCAGACCCAACGGGCTGGAGATTACTCGTTATGCCTTTTCGTGTAAAAGAAAAAAGCGAGGGAGGAATTATTATAGCACAAGAAACTTTGGATAGAGCACGTGCTGCTGTTCAAGTTGGATATGTATTAAAAATGGGACCACTTTGTTATAAAGACGAAGACAGGTATCCAACAGGTCCATGGTGCAAACCAAAAGATTGGGTGATCTTTGCAAGATACGCAGGATCACGCATGGAGATAGAAGGTGGAGAAATAAGAATGTTAAACGATGATGAGGTTTTAGGAACAATTGATGATCCGAAAGACCTTATTCACGCAATGTAATTCATAGGAGGAATTAACTATGCTAGAAGATGACTACAAAATTGACGTCGGAGATTCTGACGAACAAGAAACCGAAATTGATCTGGATGCACCAGCACCGGAACAATCTTTAGAAGAGGAGATTAAAGTTGAAAAAGTTGAAAACGATAATCAGTCCGCTGACACATCTGCGGAATCTGATGAGCAGCCTGCTGTTCAGAAAAACGAACTTGACGATTACAGCGACGGTGTCCAAAAAAGAATAGCTAAACTAACACGCAAAATGCGTGAGGCTGAAAGACAAAAAGAAGAAGCCATTGCTTATGCTAAAACTTTACAGGAACAATCTCAAAGAGCTGAGACACAAGTTAATCAAATGGGTGTCGATTATGCAAAAGAGTTAGAAGACAAAATAGCTACAGGTAAAATTGCAGCTAAGTCTGAATTAAGAAATGCAATGGAAGCAGGTGACGTTGATAAACAAGTTGCCGCTCAAGAAGCTATAGCAAGACTAGCTATGGAAGAAGGTAGATTGCATCAATTAAAAACTCAGAACGAACAAGTAGCTAACAGGCAAAATATGGCGCCGCAAAACTTAGCACAAGTTGCTAAAGATATGCCAACTCAAAATGATATCTACCAGGCAGCGCAACAAATTGATCCAAAAGCTACTGAATGGTCGGCTAAAAACACTTGGTTTGGTACAGATAATGCAATGACATACACAGCATTTGATATACATAGAAAACTTGTTGAAGAAGAAGGTTTTGATCCATCTAGCACAGAATATTATTCTGAGGTTGATAAGAGAATAAGACTTGAATTCCCACACAAATTTGCTAATAATAGTGAATCTACAGCTGAGACTCCGGTCCAGACTGTTGCAAGTGCTAAACGTCCAGCCGCAAAAGGACGCAGAAAAACTGTGAAACTCACACCTTCACAGGTAGCAATTTCTAAAAGACTAGGTGTGCCACTCGAAGAGTATGCGAAACAATTAGCCGCGAAGGAGGTATAAGCATATGACAAAAAAAGATACAGATAAGAAAACTGTTAAAACTTCCCGCGTGAGCCAGACTAGGGCTAAAGAAGAAAAGCCTAAAGTATGGACTCCTCCATCATCACTAGATGCACCACCTGCGCCAGATGGTTTTAGACATAGATGGTTACGTGCGGAAAGTATGGGTTATGACGACACTAAAAACATTACAGGCAAAATTAGGTCTGGATGGGAGTTAGTTAGATCCGACGAATATCCGAACGAAGACTATCCAGTCATAAATTCAGGTAAATACGCAGGAGTGATCGGAGTTGGTGGCCTTGTGCTGGCAAGGATATCCGAAGAGCTCGCAAAGTCTCGCGAAGAATACTTTAGCAAAAAGACTGCTGAACGTAATGAGGCTATAGAAAACGATGTCTTAAAGGAACAGCACCCAAGTATGCCAATCAATCAAGAGAGGCAGACTCGTGTAACTTTTGGTGGCTCAAATAAAGACTAGTCTTTATTTAACCATCGATTTAATCAACTAACCCTTTAAGGAGGATAAGACTATGGCAAATATAAATGCCCCTTTTGGTTTTAATCCAGTTGAAAAGATCGGCGGAGGCGCTCCAGGAAAACTAGCTAGTTACACCATTGCTAATAATGAGGCTAACTCAATATTTCAAGGCGATGCTGTAATGAACGATGCAGGTAACGTGCAGCAAGGCGCTGCCGGTGCTAACGATCTAACTGGTGTTTTTTGGGGATGTAAATACGACGATCCTACAACTAATAAACCAACTTTTAAGAATCAGTACGCACAAGTAGCAGCTGAAGCTGAAGCTTTTGTTTATGACGATCCATACCAAGTATTCGAAATACAAGGTTTAACTGGAACTCAGTCACAAAGATCAGATATTCAGAAATCAGCTGATATTGATGCTACTGATGGTTCAACAACAGACGGAGTAAGTGGAATGACTCTCGACATGGGAACACTAGCAGCTGCTGGTGCAGAACAACTAAACGTAATCGGCTTTGGTGGAAATGAAGAAAGAAACCAAATCGATTCTGCTGGTTGTGCTGTCTATAAAGTCGTGATCAACATGCATACTTACGCCAATAATTAATAGCAGGAGGACATAAAAAATGGCTATATCAAGACAACAACTAGCTAAAGAGCTAGAGCCAGGTCTGAATGCATTATTTGGACTTGAGTACAAAAACTACGAAAATCAGCATGCTGAAATTTTCGACACTGAAAACAGTGACAGAGCTTTTGAAGAAGAAGTAATGTTATCTGGTTTCGACAAAGCAGGCGTTAAGTCAGAAGGCGCTGCTGTTGCTTACGATAACGCGCAGGAAACTTTCACTGCAAGATATCAACACGAGACTATTGCGTTAGCATTTAGCTTAACGGAAGAGGCGGTGGAAGATAACTTGTATGACAAGATTTCTACTCGTTACACAAAAGCACTAGCACGTTCTATGGCTCAAACGAAGCAGACTAAAGCTGCGAATGTATTAAACAATGCATTTAAAGCTTCTGGTTACAACGGCGGTGACGGTGAGTCCCTAATTGGAAACGCTCACCCAACTATCGCTGGTAACATCAGCAACAGACCTGTCACATTAGCTGACTTGTCTGAAACTTCTCTTGAACAAGCAATGATTGACATTGCTAATTTCAAGGACGAGAGAGGTCTTAAAATTGCTGCGAAGGCGGTCAAAATGATCATACCTTCAGCTAACCAGTTCACTGCGGAAAGACTTATGAAGTCTGCTAATCGTGTCGGCACAGCTGATAACGACGTTAACGCACTAAAATCAATGGGAATGGTTCCTCAAGGTTATGTAGTAAATAACTTCCTAACTGACGATGACGCATTCTTCTTGAAAACTGATGTGCCTAACGGATTGAAGCACATGGTCCGTGCGCCGATTAAAACGGCTATGGAAGGTGACTTCGAGACTGGTAATATGAGATACAAAGCTAGGGAAAGATACAGCTTCGGTTGGTCTGACTGGAGAGGTATCTACGGTTCTGACGGTTCTGCTTAATAAGTAGCACTGTTAGGTCATACCTAAATTAAGGGGCGCTTCGGCGCCCCTTTTTATTTGCAATCACTATATTAAAAGCGTATATTCAAAGAAACACAGACTTGACCAGACGACCTCACGACTGTGTTAGAAAATAAGGAGGATACAAATATGGGTACAACTACTTTTTCCGGTCCTATTAAAGCCGGAGACAAAAGAGATGGAGCTACGAAAAATACTGGTTCCGTCTTAATGGCACAATCAAAAGTTATTGATATCATTGGTGCTACCAATACTACAGCTGTAGGAATCATTCCTGCGAACTCACAAATCGTTGATGTAATTTTAAATGTTACAACTGTTTCTAACGATGGTGGTACAGCTACTGTAAAAATTGGACACTCTGGTGACGATGACGAATATCTTGCAGCTACTAACGCAAAAGCAGCAGCTACAACTAGAGGCACTATTGGTGCTGATGGCACAGATATTGGATCATCTGATCAGACTGTTAATGCTGTTTTCACAGCAGCAAACGGTGATGGTACAACAGGTGCTGCTACAGTTACTGTTCTGTACATACAGAATAACAACTTAAGCTAATAAATAATTAATGCGGGGCTTCGGCCCCGCTATTTAGGAGGATAATATTATGGGTGGTGGATCATTTACATCAGATCAAAAGACCGCACATCTAGCAGCCGACGGACAGCTAGTGACAGGAACTTGTAGAGTAACTTCTATACAAGCAGCAGGAGCAGCAAGCTCGGTTGTTGTTTTGTATGATAATACTTCTGCAGCAGGCACGTCACATACCTTTAAGTTTGGAACAGAAGGACTAGAAGTTTTTATTCCTGGAAGCGGAATCAAATTTAAAACAGGTGTGTATTTAGATTTAACAGCTACTCCAGGTGTTACAGTAACGTTCAATTAGGGGGCTAAATGGCGACATCAGGAACAGCTACATTTGAAAGTAGCTTTGACATTGATGACATTATTCAAGAAGCCTATGATAGAATAGGTATACATTCGGTTAGTGGTTATCAATTAAAATCTGCAAGAAGATCTCTTAATATTTTATTTCAAGAGTGGGCTAATAGAGGATTACATTATTGGCAAGTATCCAATACTGATATCGATCTAGTAGAAGGCCAGGCTGAATATATTTTTTACAGAAGTGCTACGGATGGTACAAGTGCTACCTCTATACCTAACGGTATCTACGGTGTTCACGATATTTTAGAAGCTACTTATAGAACAGGTAGAACAACTACCTCACAGATTGATTCTGCTCTTACTAAAATAAATAGATCTACATATTCTGGTTTATCTAATAAACTAAATAAATCTCAACCTACACAATACTATGTACAAAGATTTATTGATAAAACGGTTGTAACTTTATATCCAACACCAGATGCAACAGCTGCAGCGCAAAATGTTTCTATTTATTATTTAAAAAGAATACAAGACGCAGGAGCATATCAAAACGATCCTGATATACCTTATAGGTTTATTCCTTGCATGGTTTCTGGTCTAGCTTTTTATCTTTGTCAAAAAGAAAAACCAGAGCTTTGTGCAAACATGAAGCTGTACTATGAAGATGAATTCCAAAGAGCTTTAACGGAGGATGGTTCTTCAAGCAGCACATATTTAACACCACAGGCTTATTATCCAAATGTCTAATTTTTCTACAGGTAAATACGCAAAAGCAATATCCGATAGAAGCGGTCAAGAGTTTCCTTATAGACAAATGGTAAAAGAGTGGAATGGTGCATTTGTACATAAAAGTGAATTTGAACAAAAACACCCACAGTTGGTACCAAGAAAATTTAATGGTGATGCTCAAGGTTTACAAAACGCAAGACCTGCAAGAACAGAGCCAGCAGTTGCACATTTATTAACAGCTAATGCATTTGATGCAGGTCCTAGAGATTCTATTTTAATAAATGTTAGAGATCCTGGTCACGGTTTTTCTAATGGTCAGGTAGTAAAATTTACAGGATGTACTTCTCATTTTCCTGAGTACCCAGAAGTATCACATGTGCAAGATCATGATGTCAATTATGCTCAAGGTCACATAGTTACAAAAATAGATAATGATAATTTTTCTTTTAGTCCTAACGATATTTTAGATGCTTGGTTAACTGCAAATTGCAACATTGGAACAACTACAGTTTATGTTGATATGGACGGAGTGTTGACAGAATACTATCAAGCAATAGCAACTTTTGCTACAGCACAAGGTTTGTTAGACTCTGGTGGTGATTGGTATGATATGTCACCAGCAATAGAACTACAGGCCATAGCTGCTGTTCCTAACTCTGGGTTCTTTGCTAACTTAGCAGTAAGAGCGGAAGCAAATGCTTTAATAGATTTAGTAATATCTAAGAATGGATCTTATCGAGCTCTTACAACAGATGCCGGTACGCAAGCTAATACTATAAAAACAAACTGGAT